ATCGCCACCTTTGGGAGCCGGGACACAATGTCCCGCCATGCCCGCACCGTCTCTTGCGGCAAATGCGGCGGCGGCTCGATCTCGAAAGGCGCCGAACCCTCGGCGTCTTCCCGAGCGCGCTCCGGGTGCTTCACGAAGCTACCCTTCAGTTCGAGCACCTTGGCCGGCGTTCGTGGTCGTCCCATAACCGATTTCACTCAACCCGTATTGGAGGTGCGATTTTTTGGGGGCACGGCGGAGTCCGGATATTTATCCCAAAAATGGCGATATCCCCCCACCCCTTTGCTCCACAACATAAAGTGATCGTTGCGCATCGCACCCTTCAATGCATTACATGTCCTGCACAACAACTGGGCGTTGCTCATAGCGTGAGCGCCACCGCACGATAGCGGGACAATGTGGTCTAGCTCTGGCGCATCCTGGTGAGTTGTTCCCATCAATGATCTTGGAGTGGCGCACCCACACGATGCACACCTCCAGCCAGCAGCCTCAAACACCGACACTCGATTAACAGTCTCAACTGCTGAGCCGTAGTGCCTAGCCCTGCTGCTATGTTTCCTATCCCATCTACGGCTACGGCGACCGCGCTTACTCTTCTTCCTAGCGCTCCTCAACCTCACTTCCCTACACTCGTCACCGCACGTCTTCATGTGTGACGAGTTCGCGCCGGGAACAGGGCACCACCTGACGCCGCATACAAGGCATACAATGGTCTTGCCCCTTACTGAGTGGCGGTAATAATCCCGCCAACGCTCAGCCGCGCTGCGAGCAATCGGCGCATCCACGCAGATATCTCTGTATCCGCGTTTTCGATGATCCTTATGCGAAGAGGCAATGGCACTTCTGCGCAGCCTCCACTCACGCTCTGAAGCCCTCTTCTGTTCGGAGCGCGCGCGATGCCTGTCTCTCTCTCGTTTCCGCTCTCGCTGTTCATCTGTTAGCGACTTTCTGTTCGATCGCTTCCTCGTTTTCTTCGCTTCGCGCTTGTGTTGTATGGAACACAACTCGCAACGCGAGGCGTTGCCATGTCGATGAGCAATAGAAACCGAGCACCCAAGGCAAAGCCTGGGCGATGCCTCTTGGCAGCCCATCTCAATCTCCGCTTAATTGATCCGCAGTCAGGCTCGACGGAAGCCGGTGCGGGCCGGCGCTTCGGGAGCTACCCTATCCGTCGATTGCTATCTAGCTGCGAGCCCCATGCGCTCACGCATTTCGCGCGCCGTCTTGGCCGCATGACACGCATGGCACAAGCCCTGTAGGTTGTCCCACTCATCAGGGCCACCCTGGGATAGGGGTACGATGTGGTCCACCTCAGTGGCCACTGTGATGCGTCCTGCGCTATGGCAGTCCATACACAAGGGATGGCGGTTCAGGAACAGCGTTCTACGTGACTGTCCTGCCCTGCCTCTCATACGGAACGTTCGCTCTGCTTCCCTCATGCGCTGGTGGTCGGGGCAAGCACGCTGCTTACCCACTATCAGCTCATCGCATCCAGGGTGAGGGCAGAACCTAGGGGCAGAGCTAGGCATCAGGTCATCTTCGGACTGAAGGTGAGATACCCGTGGGCGACTTCGCTCTTATCACCAGCACCGTCCTCTATCTCAACCGAGTAGCGATACGTGCCTAACAGGCTCGACGTGTTCTCGTCGGCCACAGTGATCTTGCATTGCTGAGCCGATGGGATGCTGGCGACAGCGGTACTGCCTGATGTGCTCAGCACTGCGGTAGAGGCCGGAGTACGCTTAGCTGAGAAGCGTACCGTCATACCAGTGATCACGTCGTCCACGTCAAAGGTGAGCTGGAACGACTCGCCAGCAGCGAAGGCGAACGACTGCGGTGATCCTCGCTCAGCCATTGCCTATCGCCCTTAGTGTCCCAGTTGCAGACCCAACGCTACTGATCCTGATAGCAGTCCCAGTCGCTCGATCGCCAATGATCGAGAATGTGCCATCTACTAGCGTTCCCGTAGGCGTGAACGTCAGGCTGGTAGCACCAAGCAATTCACCGCTGCCATTGATCAGCGATCCAGTGGCGCCGAACGCCCATGACGATAGGCCGGCTATCCTGGCCGTGAACGTGCCAGCCGGCACGAAGCTGATCGAGCTCGAACCAGCCAGAGCGCCCGAACCACTCAGCACGCCAACCGGCGTGAAGCTCAGCGACGTGGAGCCGTTCAGCGCATTGGAGCCGCCATTGATCAGCGTCCCCGTGCCACCGAACGTAACCGTGCTGGCCCCGACTAGTGCGCCTGCACCAGTAAGAGTCGCAGTTGGCGAGAATGAAAGCGCGCTGCTTCCGGCCAGCGCACCAGATCCGGTTAGCGTTGCGCTCGCGCCGAATGCGAGCGACGTGCTTCCCGTAATCGCGCCGCCGCCGGAAAACGTCGCAGACGGCGTAAATGTCAGGCTGCTCGAGCCTACTAGCGCACCCGCTCCCGTCAGGGACGCAGATGGCGTAAACGCGAGGCTCGAACTCCCCGCCAGGGCGCCGCTTCCAACAAGCGCCGCACTCGGGGTGAAGGATAGAGAAGTAGTCCCGGCTAGTGCGCCCGATCCAGTCAATGCACCGGCTGGCGTGAAGGCCAGAGCCGATGCACCTATGAGTGCCCCAGCGCCACTCAGCACCGCTGCGCCAACGAACGACAGCGACGCAGTTCCGGTCATCGCCCCAGTAGGAGCGGACCGCGTAACTCGGGTGGCGAACGTGCTTAGTCGAGCACGACGGCGGAGCATGGCCTAGCCCCTCGTTCTGGCGGAGTCGTCCAATAGGCCTAGCGCGCTCCAATGCCTCGAAACATCTCCGGCGTTCTTCTTCGCTTCCTTGCCACGGAATCGAAGCCACTGGCTCATCTGAATGGCGGTCTCGTAATCCATCGTCAGCGTTGCATTGCCGACGTGGAGCTTGACCAATTCACCGGCGCACTCGACTGCTATGCGCTGGCGCTTGAGCAGATCCATCAATCGCAGGTAATGTCGAGCGCCCCGGCAGCGAACGAGGGCGTCACGCCGTTCGACACCACAAGCGACGCCGTTCCAGAGAACAGCAAGTTGCCCGTTCCGCTGGAATCGGTGCCGATGCCGAAGTTCGTGATCGTCGAGCCGGTGACACCGCACGCCGCAAACGTGATCGCGTTGTCGTTATCCGTCACGCCCGATGCATGCGTCCACTGCGCCGCCGCCCGCGCAACGCTGACTCTCGCGTAGTTCGTGTAAGCCGACTCGTTGGTCGTTTGGTTGCCAGTCTCACCAGGATCGGCGGTATGCAACGAGACGTAGAACACACCAGCTGTCGACGAACCGCGAAGTCCCGTCGCGTCACCGATGTTGGCGTAGTTCGCATTCTCGAAAATGAGCTGCATGATGCCGCTTTCGAACGCATTTGTTGCACTCATCGGTATTCCTTGAGAACTTCGCCGTTCTCGTCCTCGATTTGGATGGGTTTCTGGTAATCACGCGAGATGTTGTGCTCGGCTTGAGCTTCGGCCTCTTCTTGCGAGGCGTAAGCAGCACGAATCTGGCGCATCGAGCCGCCCAAGCGACCCGAATGCATGACTAGGTAAACGGTCACGCGCCTAGCCCTCCTCAAACTCGATATATGCCTGAGCGTTGACAGCGGCCGGCGCGGTGCAGCGAATGCACAACCCGTCCGCCGTGGTCACTTGTTCCGGCTCTCGTCCCAACGGGAATTGAACGACAATCCCGGTTTGCGGATGCACCAGCCAACGCTTGGTCACGGTTAGCGTCGTGGGCTCGGCCGTGTAGTTTCTGGCCGCAGTCGCCTGCACAGTCCTGGTCGGACCGCGACACTGCACGATCGTGTGCGACGTGGACGTACCAGCGCCCGCTTGGGTCGACGAGCAGAGCTCGACAGTTACTGGCTCAGCAGTAGCCGACGTTCCATCGAACGAAACCCCAAGCTCACAAATACGGATCAGGGCGTTCGAGCCAGCAATGACATTGAGCACTGTCTTGGCTGTCGCGGCCGAGAGCGCCACGTCACCATTAGTTTCCGCCGTGTAACCTGCTGCCATCGTGAGCTCCTAATAGTTCCCGGCTCGCTGCACCGCCGAACCGAAAACTATGTGTCGATAAGGATAATTTCCGCCGCCGCCGCCGCCGCCGCCATCCGCAATGGAGATCGCAAAGCCCGTCGCTTCGAAGAGCGAGCCCGTCCACGTGCGATCCATGCTCACAGTCCCACTACCAGCGCGGTACGAACCGTCAGCGTTTAGGCTGGTTGATGTGCGCGTGCTGTTAGAACTTGCGATCCCTGAGCCGGAAAAGCTCGAGAAGTACACGCCACCGATGATCAAAGAGCTGGCGCTGGTACCGGTGAGCGTCACCGAGTCAGGGCTAGTACCGTCGATTGACCACGCTGCGCTCGTCTCGGGAGCCCCGCTGGCTCCGCTCGATACGCCGTAGATCACGGCAACCCCAGTACATGTTCCCGCCAGGTCAATGACGAGGTTGTGTGTACCAGTGGCGGGGCTGTCGAGGTAGAAAATCTCTGTGCGCGTTCTGTTGCCGTCATCGTCGGCCCCAGCGCTAGTAAGTGCCGAGCCATTCCACGTGACGCTCGTTACCGTGCGATTGGTAAACGCCTTGGTGTGGAGGACTACAACAATCTTGTTCGCACCAGAATCAAGCGCGTAGCTCGTCGTCTGGTCGGTGCTGTCGTCAACCCACGATGACGTGGCGGTAGGCGTGCCTGCAACCGCAGCCATTACCGCACCGCCTCAATCTGCTTGGTCGGGGCGATATCCACGCCGGGCGCCGGCTCGTCGGTGTGTATCCGAGTGAGCACGGCGGTCGAGTCTTTCGCGCCCGCGGCAAATGCCCTGTCAGCCGCCTCGCTCACCTTGCGGGTGGTCACTCGCAACTCGTCGAGGCGCGTTGTGTCAGTGCGGCCGGTAACCGGCACGTCGTAGCCGTAGCGCTTCAGGATCGCCTCGAGCGAGACAATCTGTTCGGCCTCCGTCTTCTCGGCCATTACGCACTCGCCTCGAACGCCACCCGGCCTACCCGGCGATACGTGTCAGTCGTGGCGCTGTCGTGGAGCTCGACACCGTGACGCCAACAGAGCCGGTAGAAGTGGGTACGGTTGACTCCGAGCAGCCGAGCGGCTTCGCTCCTGTTCCCCTCGGCTTCTTCAATCGCGGCCTCGAGAATCGCTTGTGCGGCGAGTGAGAGCGCGCGCTCGTAGCGGGTCATTACACCTGCGTGTCGACGATCGTCACGCTAGAGATAGAACCGGGGGGGTCGTAGTCCGACGACTTCTCTTGAATGACCGGGGGGCCTTGCTTCCCGTCTACGTCGATCGCGACAAGCCGATACTCGAACGTACCGGGGGCGGGGTCGTTGATAACGAGCTTCTGCTCACCACCCGCCGCTACTTCGTCCTGCAACGTCCACGGAAGGTCCGCGAGGGACTTGACCCGGAACTCAACGCGGGTCCGAGCAATGGGCCGCTGACGGGCACTGACCGGAGGCAGCACCCACGTGATCGTTCGAATCGTCGCCATGTCGTCTATCCTGATTTGTGAAACTTGGCCCGGTGACTTGTACCCAAGTAGCCGAGCAATCAGCCGCCAGAGGGCTGACATTGAGCAAACACCACAGCCGGCCGGACGGTGCCGGCCCAGGTCACGGCGCTCTTGGGAACGCGATACAGGCCGTTGGCGCTCATGGTTCCATCACACGCGGTGTTTTCGGCCACCGTGCCTACTGGATAGGTCCGCTGGACCTCCTCGCTCTGCTGCGAGCCGTAGGCCACGAGGTTCGGGCCGCTGACGGTGAGGTTTGTCGGCGGGCTCGGCGGCGGGAACGCGCCAGTCTTACAGTTCGCGTTACTCGGAGCAGATTGGCCGCCGCCTTTCGCAGCAATCACCGTCGTGCGAGCTCGGTAACACAGCGTCGCACCCGCAGCCGGGTCGGGAGCTGTCGCCGTGGATGCTGAGCCATTCACAACCACCGATCCCGCAACCGTCGTAAACGCCTGCGTAACGCTCCACTCCACCGTCGTGGACGCAATATCAGCCACGACCAGAGGCGAGCCGTCCGTATACGTCGTGGGATTCGTCCACGTCACCGTCGCGGCAAGGGCCTGCGCAGCAAGCACGGACAGCACCAAGCCTGCGGCAATGCGCATAAATCTTCCTCGGTCGAATAAAGACCCGGCGCGGGCCGGGCGAACTGGGCCGCTAACGGGTCAGGGTTTGGGCGTGTCGGCCGCTCAGTGGCGGGGTTACGGGGGAATCTTTTCGGGCGCGACTAGAGCGCACGGACGTAAGACGGATATTAAACGGTCACGCGCTCGTCCACAAGGTCCGCCAAGCCCCGCAATGTCAGCCGCACAAAACCTTCTGTCCGGCGCACTTTGTCGGCGACCTGCCAATAGTCGTACTTCGGGTGGCCGAGGTAGAAAACCTTCGCGATCTCCACCGTGTGCCAGTACCCCGCGCGGGCCAGGACGGCCAGCACGCGGTCCACGGCGACCACTTCGGGCGGCTCGTCCTCCACGGCCTTGTCTAGCGGCTCGCTCCAACTCGAACTCGCCACCGGGGACTTCGTGTCGTTGCCGCCCCTGCGGTGTAGGCCCCACAGCAACAGCAGCTCATGGCCCCGCCCGTCTGGCTCGATTCGCGGAGGACTGCTCACCGTTTCTTTCATGACCGCCACCATCACCCCTCCCGCCGCAGCGCTTCGACCTGAACAACTTCGGCAAACGACATCGGCAATGCCTCGCGGTGAATGATTTCAGCCGTCAGCTTCGCCATTCTTCGGTACTCGTCTCGCTCGGCCTCCAGCGCTTGCATCGCATCGGCAACCTTGAGTAAGTCCGCTGCTAGGGAGCGGAGGTGGTTGGCTAGGATGGTCATGCTTGCTCCCTCGGCACTTGCCGAACTTCGATACCCGCAGCACCGCAACGGCGCACCATATCGGCCGTCCCCTTTCCGCCAGGGAACGCGACGCAGAGATCGCCGCCCCACTTCGCAATGATTTCTTGGTTCCGAATAGGTCCAGCCTTGCGGCCGTCTGACCATTTCGCCGGCACGACGATGGCCGTGATCTCACGGCGCAGCGCCCACCCGTAGGCCAGCGTATCGGCACCGGTCGCGCCGCCCGTCACGATCTCGTCTATCGGCGTCGCCGCGTTGACCTCATCGAGCACGCGACGGACGTGCAGGATGTCGCCGTAGTCTCTGCCGCCGCATACGATGACTCGCATCACTCGCCGCCTTTAACGTCGTCTGGATCAATGCCGAGCTGCACCGAAATGGCGTGCGCGTGCTTGTGCGCCTCGCGCGCGTCATACGCTGCGCTACAACTATTCAGCAGGATGAAAAACACCATGATGTAGAGCCCAGGTCGCTCTGTGTGCTTCACGCCGCCTGCTCCCCTGGTAGCTCGAGCACGATCCCGTGCTCGGCACGTATGTACGCCAATGCTCTAAGCAGCCCGGCCTCATTGTCTCCGAGCATTCCGATGCCCTTGTTACAGGTGAAACAGAGCATCCCGCGCACTCGCCCAGTTTCATGGCAATGATCGATATGGCGCTCCGGTTTCGTTGCGATATACCGGCCACACAAATGGCAGTTGACTTGCGCTTTAAGCGCGTCGTATTGCTCCAGTGTTAAGCCATATACGGCAGCGCGATCTTTGCGACGTTCTAGATCGTTGCGCACCGGGTCTTGTCGCCGCCTCCATGTCGAATAACAAGCCTTGCACATGCCGCGCGCTTCTGAGCGTCCGCCATGCCCGCATGTCGCGGCCTTACGCTCCCGCCGCATCGGAACAAAGCCGCCGTTATCGCGAACAGATTGGTAACAAGGCGAACACAACCCCCTGGCCTTTAGGGGACGATCAGGGTGGCACGTCGGACTGTTAGGGCTTTTCCAGCCAGAATTGCGAAGCGCCTTGGAGTAGCACTGCTTGCACTTCCCTTTTGCGTATAGCTTCCTGTCTGAATGGCACTCAGCTTGCGGCACGTAAATCTCCCGGAAGATCAAGCGATATTCCATGCTCGGCCATTGAGGCGACATACCACTCGATGAAGTCGCTCATCTCTTGCTTGGTTAAGCGAGAGCTGCGGCGCTTCGGCTTGAGGCGAGTCCGGCCAAAAGCCTTGCACTCGTCCCACCCCCAGTACTCGCCCAATGCCCACTCTTTCACGTCTTCGCGCGTCCACCCGCCGAGCGCTTCGCCACCACGCTTGATCGTCTCGTCGAATAGAGCGTGCAGCAAAGCGTTCTGATCCGACGAGCGGCGTGACTTGCGGATGATGTTCTTCAGCACGCCTAGGCCGATGTAGCGCCCTAAACCGCCGTCTTGCGGCAGGTAGACGCTGGCCTTCTCGATCTCGCGCCATTGGGCATCTGTGAGCGTCATGCTTCGCGCCTCGCCTTAAGCTCTTTCCACATCCCCACATACTTCCGCCGCAGCGCCATCAAGCCCTCGCGGGTCCAGTGAATGGTGGAGTTGTCGTTCTCCAATGCCTCGACGCGCTCAAGGCCAATGCGAGCGATGAGCCGCTTGCGATACTCCCGATGCACCGTCTCGCGCTTCGCCTCGAAGTTGCCCGCGCCACCGTTACATGCCTTGCATTGCTTCGCCGCGTTGTCTTCGTTGTAGCGCAGATGATCTGCCGCACCCTTCGAGCGGAAGTGGCCGCAGTCCCACTGCCCGCCCGAGGTCATCATCGGGTTGGTCTCATCGCACGAGACGCACGGCAGGTAGTAATCGCGCTCACGGATATACCGTCCGAACTCCTTGTCCGCTTCCTTCTTGAGCTGGCTAATCGTCTTGTTCCTAACCCGATACTCTCGGCGCTCCTTGCGAACCTCTTTCACCCGCTTCGCCTCGGCCATCTGCTTCCCGAAGGTGATTGCACAAGCGAAATCGGCGCACGTCTTCTGAGCTAACCTCCTCACCTCAAACTGGTCCCGGCAGATCGGGCATTCCTTGAACCTCGGTTTCCTGGGGCTCCCAAGGCGTAGCACTGGCCTCACGCTGCTTTCTCCTTCTCGAGCGGCGAGAATCCGAACGTCGCCAGCTCGTACTCCATGACCTTCTGCGTGATGCCGTCGCGCGCCGCGCGCACCGCGTACGCTTCGAGCGATTCGCCGTACAGCCGCTCGAACCACTCACCCCACGTTTCCTCGCCGCTCGGCGTCTTCTGCGCGCGCTCCTTCCAACACCTGCGCGCGCTCCAGAACTTCATCCGCTCGCGGTCGTTCATCAGCTTCTCGATACGGCGCGCGATTCGCTCGTGCTCGACCCGGATCTCATGGGCCAATAGCTGCTTCTTCTCGAAGTCGTTGAACCCGCAACCCACCAAGTCATGCACGATCGCCGTCAGGTGCTCGAGGTCCGTGACGTACCACGTTGGCTCAGCCATGCGTTGTACTTCGCCTCCCATTCCGCTTCGCACCGTTCCACGTGGAGCAGGCGAACGACTTCGTAGGATTTGCCAGGCACAGGCACGCGACGGACGCGCAGCGTTGCGCCGAGTTCGCCCGGCAATCGGCAGTGGTCACACCTATCAACTCCATCAGAAGACCTCACCATCAAGACCTGCCCGGTAGCCGGAAGCGACGCACACTCCTACCTACACGCGCAGCAGCTCGCGCTGCCGGCGAAGTGTGCGTCGCGTGTATCTGCCCAGTGAGCCATACACGACGCAGAGCGCGTTGCTGCAAGCCACGCCCATCCCCGTTTCCGTTTTCCGCTCTTGCAGAGCGGGCTGCGCGCCGTTCGGGTGAAACTCCTAGCGCTGGCCTACTGCAGCTACCGAACCTCGTTCCCGTCTTCGGCTGGCGCCCTACCTTCTCCGTTCTTCACGGAGTCCTTAACGCCAGACGGAGTCACGCTGAAGCGGTTCGACTTGCGAATGTTTTCGCGAGCCGGAAGAACCTGTAGGTTCGTCTCGACATGCAGCCCAGTGACAGCATGTCCCTTCAGCGGGACAACATGATCGACGTGCATCTTTATGCCCGTCGTTCTCTCTAATTCTGCGGCGCGCTCATATACGCGCCGTATCGCCTTCTTATCCGCCCACGGCGGAGTTGCTTGCTGCTTCGCGGCGCGGCGCGCACCGGACAGCGAATTGCGATACGACCGGTGGCGTTCGCAAAGAGCAGATGCGCCGTCGTGATACAGCGAGTCTGGATAGAACGCCTTCATCGGTTTGCCGGTGGCGCGCATTTCTTTGCGAATCCGCTTCCGTTTCGTGCGGCTCAACCATGCCTTGCGGCAGTCCTTACAGAGACGCCTCATTGCTGCACGCCGCGTGAGCGCGCAAACGCAATGTTCAAAGACTTGATCTTGTTCAGCGTGCCGCGCGTGATCGGAGCGCCGTCCGTCGAGTCGAAGTGCCACGCACTGCTCGGCTTCTTGCCGGTGATGTTCCGAAACAGATTCCACGCGCGTCCGGCTTGCTTCTCCGGTTTGCTGTAGTTGCGCGCGTACGCGCAGAGCTGCCGCCAGAGATCGAATTCGTTGGTCGCAATGACCTGTTTGCCGATACGGATTTCCTGCATCTCGCCAGCCGTCGCATTCGCGAGCGTGCCGGACTCCTTCTCGAATCCGCACGCCATGCAGCGGCGGCGGAACGGCGTGTGCGAGCACTTGGGGCAGCCGGCCGGCTCGTAGTCGAGTTCGTCCTTGCGGATCGCCTTGTCCAACTTCTCGGCACTATCGAGCCCGGTGAAGCCGTTGAAGAACACGTCGTTGAAGTCGTCGTAGAAGCGGCGAATGTTGCCGCTGTGATCGAGCAGCAAGCAGTCTGTCTTGCCGGTATCCGGTGACGAGCGGAGGCCGCGACCCCACATCTGAATCGCGGTCGATAACGACTTTCGCAACGGCCGTGCGTCGATAACGCAGCCGATGTCCTGGACGTCGAATCCCTTCGCAAGAGCCTCGACGGATACAAGGACGCGAATCGACGGATCCCGTTTGCTGAACTCCGCGAGCAGCGTTTGACGCTCGGCGTCGGATGTCTCGGACGTGTAAGCCGCAGCGCCGATGCCGGCTGCCTGGAAGCCGCGCACGAGCTCGAGGCAATACGCAATGTCGGGGCCGAATGCGATCGTCTTTCGGTTCTCGCCGTGCTTCATCCACTCGGCCACGACGTCGCCGACAATTTGCAGCTCGCGCTCGGACGCGGCCTTGCTGGTCCACTCGCCGCCCGACGTCGCAGCGCCAGCCATATCCGGCGTGACGCACGTCAGGATGCGCATGGGCACCAGCACGCCTTGCTCGGTCAGTTCGTGCATCGTTGCGGCGTTCACCATGTTCGTGAACGACAGGCCGAGCCCCTTCGAGCATGGCGTCGCCGTCAATCCGACCACGGCCGCGCGGCAAGTCTTGATGTGCTCGACCCACGCCGAGTGCTGCGTATGAGCTTCGTCGATGATGAGCACGTCGGCGTCGGGCCAGTAGCCACGCGCGGCGATCGTCTGAATGCTCGCGATTTGGAACGGCATGGTCGTATCGCGGCGCCAGTGGTTCGCCTGCACGATCGCGTGATCGGTAAGTCCGTAATCGTCGGCGCGTGCGCTCGTCTGGTTGATAAGCGCCGTGCGGTCGCAGACGAAGCACGCGCGCTTGCCGCGCGCGAGCGCTTCGTGCGCGATCCGCAGCCCGATGTACGTTTTGCCGGCGCCCGTCGGAGCGACCAGCAGTTGGCGTTTGTGCCCGTGGCGCACGCCTTCGCGCAGCGCTTGATGCGCGCGCTCCTGAAACTCCCGCGGCTGCGGGAAGTTCGAGTTTGAGTAGTCCGGGTTCCGACCGAACATGTCGACGGCAGCGTGGCTCACTAGCCGGTCTCCATGATCGCGATCCGCTCGCGCAGCTTCTCGATGTCCGCGTTTGCCTTGTCGAGCTTCTTGGAGAGAGCGGCGGCGCGCGCTTGCTCTTTTTTGAGCAGCTTGCTTACGGCGTTCTTGCCGTTGAGGTATCCGTCACGCGACACCTTGAGCGCTGCGATCTCTGCCGCCTGGCGTTTGATCTCGGCGTGCGCGGCGGCTAGCTTGTCGTCGGCTGCCATCACCTTCTCGATCGAGTCGGTGTATTCCTTCTCAGCTTGGGCGAGGTTTGCTTCTTCGTCCTCTTCCGGCTCCCAGCGGTCGTCGTCGACCTCTGGCTTGCTCGGCTTCTGCGTCGCGGCGGCGAGCTGCTCGGACTTCGGCAGATCGACGACCGCGGCGGCCTTCTTGAGCGCTACTTCACCGGACTCGACCGCTTGCTGAAGCGCCTTGCTGCCGCTCTCGACAACCTTCCGCGCTCGCTGTACGGAGTCGGTCGACACGCCCAGTTTCTTGGCTGCATCGGACTGGGAGGATGCCGCCCGGGCGGTATGCTGGTTGTCGCCCTTGCGCAGCGTCGCTATGCGAGCAGCCGCCATAGCGCGCTGCTCGAACGACAGATGGCGCCGCGCCATGTTCGCCGACACGACAAACGCTAACGCTTGATCGTCGGTTCCTTTGAAGTCGCGAAACTTCGGCGCGACGCCCGCTTCGTCGCAGGCCATGAACCGATTGCGACCGTCGAGAATCTGCTTCTTGTAGCGCCAGATCGGCTCGCGCAGACCGTGCGCTTTGATGTCCTCGACGAGCGCGTCGAACTCATCGCCGTCGATCAGCGGGAAGACTTCGGCGTACGGATGAAACTTCATCGCCCCTCCCCCGCCGCCACGGTCACGCAGCTCGGCCGCTGTCCCACCGAATACGGCACGCTCGAGCAGGCCTGCGACGGCTGGCTCAAGTCGAAGTCGTGGAGCCACAGATAGACTAGGACGGTCAGCAGAGCGCCGGCCGAGACCGACAGTCCGTCGATGGTGCGGGGCTCCCGAAACAGGTCGCGCAGGCTCATGCGTACGACCTCGGCCAAGCGACCGCCTCGGCGTCCTTGAAACAGTGGAAGTGCACGAACAGCGGAAAGCCGGTACGGCTCTCGACGCTGGTGTACTTCGGGCCGAGGGACTGGCCGCAATGCCAGCACTGGGAGCGATTCAAGAACACGCCGCGATAGGTCGCGCGCGCGTTGTCCGCAGCGTGCTGGCTAGCGGTGAGGCGGTGGAGTTTCATGACGCTCCTGTGTGTTACCGCACCGACAGACTCAGTGGGGCGTGGTGGAGTAGCCTTCGGGGGCTTACATTCCTGACACTGCATTTGAGTCGCGTTCCTGTGCCGGGGGGGGCGGCTTGGGTTACTGAAACTTGCGCTTGAGCCGCTTGATCGTGTCGTAGTGCTCTAGAATCACGTCAGACGGGATGCCACGGCGCTTCCAGTTGTTCACTCTTTGCTGCCAGCCATCACCGTTGTCCACGCCCAAGAGGCGGCCGAAGGCGCTAGTGCCACCGGCCTTGTCGATCAACTCAGCGGATTCTTTTGCGTCCATAGGTTGCACAGGGTAAACCATGGGTTTAAGCTGCGCAAGTCCTTTTCTGAGAACCGAGTCACTAAACCACCCGTTGACTTGTTACGCAACGTCGTGTTTAATAGGCCCCATGTTGAACGAAACGAGTAAGGGGACCGTCGTGAGCACACTCGAGCCCAGCGCAATCTCCGAACTTCTCGCCGTCCTTGAGCAGCACGAGCTCGAGGACGGTCACGCCGAGGGCGAACTAGCCCACGGCAGCGTGTTCCTTGGTCAAGGCCAGTACGCCGACACCGGCCCGATCTATCCCGAGGCCCCGTTCACTCGGCGCTTCTGGGGCACGTTCAAAACGCGGGCGCACGCGTTCCAAATCGACACCGACGACGCCGAAGTGATCGAGCTGCTGACGGCCGCCATTGCTTCGAACCGCGCGCGGTTCAGTTCGCAGTTCTCGTCCAGCGCAGGAGCAACCAAGTGAACACCCCCGAGCAAGCAACGAACGAGCAGATCAACGAACTCGTCGAGCGGCACGAGATGAGCGACGAGAGTCGGAAGCTCTTTTCGACTGGCGTCGCAATGATGCGCGCGCACGCCGAGACGATCCTGGGCAACAAGCCGCTCGGCATCGACCTGACGCGGCACCCGGACTTGCGGCCGAGATGGACCAAAACGCCGGTCGGATGGATGTGCGTGGACGACAAGAGCTACGACGGCCCCGGCTCTCCGGTCGGCTGGGGCGCGCTGAAGATCGATGCGCTCGCGGACCTCATCGAGCAGATCGAGGAAGGGCGCAAACCGCGACGCGCCGGCCGCGTGACCCACTCCTCCCCCTTCGAGCCGCCGACCATCGTCGACGAGCCGGAGAGCGATCCTGACCTCGACGCGGGGTACGAGCCGTGATCCTCGCCCTCGCCGCCGCTATGTCGCCCATTTTGCTGGTTTGGCTGGCCGCTGTTGCGGCGGGCATTCAAGAACTAAAGGAACACCAATGAACGCTGTCATCGAACATCGCGAGTCGCTTACGGCTGCCGAGATTCGGAGCCAAGTCGTGCGCATCCAGGAAGTCATGACAGCGGTCATGAAGAAGGACACGCACTTCGGAGTGATCCCTGGCACGAACAAGCCGACGCTCTACAAGGCCGGCAGCGAAGTGTTGCTGACCACGTTCCGTATCTCGGTCGAGCCCGAGGTCGAGGACTTGTCGACGAGTGACGAGGTTCGCTACCGCGTGAAGGCGGTCGGCCGTCACCAGACGAGCGGGATCGTGATCGGCATCGGTCTTGGCGAATGCTCCTCGAGCGAGGACAAGTACCGCTGGCGCCGCGCTGTGTGCGACGAGGAATTCGCGGAGACCGATGCCGATCGCAAGCGCGAGAAGTGGATGAAAGGCGGCGGTGATCCGTACAAGCAGCGCCAGGTGCGGACGGTTCCGGCCGACGTGGCCAACACGGTGCTGAAGATGGCGAAGAAGCGCGCACAGATCGACTTGACGCTGACCGCGCTGGCCGCTTCCGACATCTTCACGCAAGACCTCGAGGACGCGCCCGAGGAACTACGCGACACGGTGAGCGATACCGAGCGTCCGCGTCAGGCGCCGCGCTCGAAAGGCGGCACCGGCAAGGCCACCGAGAAGCAACAGAAGCTCATCAGCGTGAAGCTCGAGCAGGCTGGCGTTCCAGTCGACGACTTCCTGAAGCAGTTCGGAGTCGAAGCGCTCGATGCACTGCCATTCGACAAGGTCAACGAGAGCCTTGCGTGGATCGCGGAGCGTGCCGGTGGCTGAGTTCGCTTTCGATCCGGTCGCGCACCGCTACACGCTCGACGGCAAAACGCTGCCGAGCGTGACGCAGGTGCTACGGCTGGTCGACAACTTCGACTCGATCCCCGCGGCGATCCTCGAGAACGCACGGGCCCGCGGCGAACGGTTGCATCAGGCGATCAACCTGTTCAACCGCGACGAGCTCGACTGGGAGTCGCTCGACGACGAGACGCGCGATGGCGTGAAAGCGTGGGCGCGGTTCCTCGACGAGTCCGGCGCAGTCGTGATCGCGAGCGAGACGCCCATCTACCACCCGACGCTGCGTTACGCAGGGACGCCCGACGTTGTGCTCGAGTGGAAGCGCGGCATCGCCATTCCTGACGTTAAGGGCAGCTACACCATCCCGCGAACCGTTGGGCCGCAGACCGCGGCGTATGCGGAAGCGTGGACGCATCAGCCCTACGTCCGTGGGCGTGCGAAGCGCTACTGCATCCACATCAAGGGCGACACGTACAACGTCGTCGCCAGAAACGACCCATCCGATTGGGCCATCTTTCAGAGCTGTTTGAACATTTACCGCTATATGGAGGCGGCATGAACCTCGTCGACGTACAGATCCCTACCCCGACTGACACCGCGTCGGAACGTGCTCGCGCGGCCCTGGCTGCCGCCGAGTCGCGCGCCATCATCACTGCCGAGGATTACGAGATCGCGGCCGGCGAACTCCAGACGATCAAGGCCAAGGCCCGCGAGATCGACGAGCAGCGCAAGACGCTGGTGAAGCCGATCGATGAGGCGCGCAAGACGATTCAGGCGTTCTTCGCGCCGCCTCTCGACTGGCTGGCCAAGGCCGAGGCAGTGCTGAAGGGCAAGCTCGTCGTCTACCAGAACGAGCAGGACCGCATCCGGCGCGAGGAGCAGCGTAAGGCAGACGAGGCCGCACGGCGCGAGCGTGAGCGACTAGCCGAGCGCGCAGCGAAGGCCGCGGAGGCAGGCAAGGCCGAGAAGGCCGAGCAGCTCTCGACGCAGGCAGCAACGGTAGTCGCCCCGGTCATCCAACGCGAGCCGCCGAAGGTCGCCGGCATCCAGACGCGCGAGGTCGTGCGCTTTGAGATAACCGACGCGACCTTGCTGCCGCGCGAATACCTCGTGCCAGACGAGTCGCGCATTCGCAAGGTCGCGAACGCACTCAAGACCGACGCCAACATTCCCGGCGTCCGCGTGTGGCTCGAAAAAGCGATTGCTTCGCGATGAGCCGCGGTCGCCGCTTTCTCGGCATGCACACGCGGATGCCGTGGGGCCGCGAGCCGAGCGAAACGCCCACGGAGTTCGTCCCGAGAACCGAGCAGGAAGAAGCGCGCCGATCGGTGCGCGACTGGCTCAGGGATCGCGACGAGAGCGACGTGATCGAGTTTGAAGACGATGCCGGCGATTGGTCCGGTGCTTGTTGAGGGCAGAAACCATGACGACTTTTTGGGGTGAGAAGAACGACGAGCGGTTGACGCACACGACACCGGACGATGCCATTGAGGCGATCATCGACGGCCAACATCCGACACCGATTGCTGAGATCGGCACGGTAACGGTTCATGAGTTCGCTCCAATGAAGCCGAGCGTGGGCGGTGGAATGTTCGGCCCGCTCGAGAGCTTGTTAGAGCGGCTTGATGAGGAATACGGCGACCCAGAGGGGCGCGACGTAAAGCCGACCGAGGCCATGCTCGCGGCCGAGAAGACATTCATCGACGCGGTGCTCTCCGAGTACAAGCCGTGGGCCTGCGAGCCGACCGGCAAGACCGTCACCGTAAATGCGATCGAGTGGGCGCGCGTGCATGCGCCTCACTGGCTCGCGTCTTGAGAGAACCCTTTCCCAAGCGCAAAGGAGCGCTAGATCAAATGGCAACGAAAGCAAAAGAACGAGCAGTGCTGGTGACGACCGCGCATCGCGGCTAATTCATGAAGGCGAATACTGACATTCGTTCTCTCGTTCTCGCCGCGTCCGTCATTGACGCCGATACCGGATGTTGGCTTTGGCAACGAGGGACCAATCGGCAGGGATACGGGAAGATCAAGATTCTAGGAAAGACTGTGTTTGCGCATCGCGCATCCTTCGCGGCCTTTGTCGCAGATCCTGCCGGACAGCAAGTCTGTCACCGCTGTGATACGCCGCGCTGCGTCAACCCAAGCCATCTTTTCGCTGGGTCCGCTGCCGACAACCACGCAGACCGCAACCGCAAAGGACGTCAAGCGCGCGGCGATAGTCAGGGACTACGAAAGCATCCTGAACGCACGCCGCGCGGCGAACGAAATGGAAGCGCGAAGCTGGATGCGGCCCGCGTCATCGACATTCGCCAGCGCCTCGCATCCGGGGAGCTACCGAAAGCACTAGCAATCGAATATGCCGTTAGCGTCGCGGCCATTCGGTTCATTCAACACCGACGCACATGGAGACACGTTTGAAGAACCAAAAAGAGCGGTTCGTATTGGTGACGACCTCTCACAGAGGCGTTTTCGCCGGATACGCCAAGAAGACCGACGGCAACGTCATTGCGCTGCGAGCCGCGCGTAACTGCGTGTATTGGCCCGCCGGTAACAAGGGCTTTCTCGGTCTCGCGAGCATGGGGCCGCAGAGTGGCGCGCGCGTTGGCCCTGCTGCGGACATCGAAGTTCGTGACATCACGTGCGTCGCCGAATGCACGCCGGAAGCGGTGAAGGCGTGGGAGTCTGCGCCGTGGGCGCGGTAGTTCTTCGCGGCTCAGTTCCGCAGGAATTGAGCCGCGACGGCTCCGGCTCCGGCTCCGGCTCCGGCTACGGCTCCGGCTCCGGCTACGGCTCCGGCTCCGGCTACGGCGACGGCTCCGGCTACGGCTACGGCTCCGGCTACGGCTCCGGCTACGGCGACGGCTCTCCTTCCTACTGGAAGCAAACCATCAAGAATTTCGCCAGGGCATGGAGCGATGCGCAGCGAGCGCGAATGGCGACGCTGGAAAAGGCCGGTGCGCTTCTTGCGTTTTGGCGGAGCACGCAAGACGGGCAGTCGGCAAACGGCGGTCGAAAAATCGAGTCGGCGGCGCCGGGTGTCGTGCACAAGATAAAAGGGCCGCTCGCGCTCTGCGGTCCTGGCGCACTGCACGCGACGCTAATCCCGCCGAAGTGGCAAGGCGAACGCTGGTGGGTCGTCGCGCTGATTGGCGAAGTGATCGGCGACGACGAGAAATACGGAGCGCTCGAGCGCGAGATCATCGGCGAGTGCTTATAGCCACGCGCCCAACCGAGACCCCACTACTAACTGCCCGCGCAGGGAGTAGACCGTGCCAGATTTCACGAAACCGAGAGAGACGACGGCCGAGGACGATGCACGCGCGCGTGCGATCCTCGATGCGGTCGCGGTAAAGCGCTGCGCCTGCACCTGCGGGACGAGCGCGGTCCCGAAGCGTTGCGATGGCACACATTGAAAGCGTGTTGAGGTAAGACATGAACCCAAGACAGCGCGAGAACCTTGATTGCGTTGCCGGCGCTCCGGTGCTGCGCACGGTCGATGCCGCGCACTTCAAAGAAGTGTACGAGGCGCTATGTTCCGCCTACTTCGCGTTCGCCGGCGCGCCTGACTGGATGCGGCGGCCGAGCGAGTATGGCGACGAGATCGCCCAGGTTGAGGCCGCTGTACAGAAGTACGCCGACCTCGCTAAATCGCTTCAGACTAAGACAGGATCATGAATACACAACCTATCGCCTATCGCTATCCGCTTCACCGTCGCGCGCGTGATCGCATCTCGCGAGCCGTGCGCGACTGGCGGATGCGCCGCCTTGATCGGCTGCTTGAGAAGCTCGAGCCGGACAGCAACTACGTGAAGCACTGCCGGCGCGAGCTCGCGTCGTGGTTCAAAGACGACGGCCCTAATCGGTGGATGGCCGAGCACATGGTGCGGATGCTGCGACTGTTCGCAACGGAGGGTCACAGCGGCTCGTCGGCGCCTTTTGCTGTCGCGGTGTTCAAAGAGCTTGCGATGTTCCAGCCGTGGGGCCGCTCACGGGCGCCGAGGACGAATGGGGCGAGCCCTACGAACCTGGCGGCACGCAGCAAAACAAGCGCTGCGGGCACGTCTTCCGAGATGCGGACGGCACCGGCGTTATCGTCGCGTCTCGTGAAGGCGGGAGCGTTGAACGATGAGCGTACGTAGCGACGCCGTGATTTCCGATTGCGGACTATACCGCTACCGCTTGGAGCGCGAACTGCTGCCGCAGCTAAACCCGCTGGCCGGGCATTCGTGCCTGTTCGTGATGAACAATCCGAGCACCGCCGACGCAATGGAGGACGACCCAACTATTCGGCGCGTGAAGGGTTTTGCGGAGTCGTGGGGATTCGGCCGCGTCTACGTCGCAAACTGCAACCCGTATCGCGCGACCGATCCGAAAGCGGCCAAGGTGCCGCCCGCCGACGTGCTCGAGCGCAACGACGTGCACATGGCGGAACTCGCGTGGCGCGCTGAGTGGGTCGTGGCGGCATGGGGCGGTAAGGCCGATCGCCGCCTATCGGACCGAGCCCTGCGCCTGCTCAAAACGATCAAGCCTGTTCGCGCGCTGGAACTGACGAAGGCCGGCGAGCCGAAGCACCCGCTGTACTTGCCTGCGGAGCTGCCGTCGTTTATTTGGCAACCGCTCGAGGGAGACTCCGAGCGATGACGTGCGAGTGCGTGCGATGCGATACGTGCAAAGGCTTCGGCTCTATCCACGATCCATTCGACTACAGCGGCTGCCCTGACGAGCGCTGTATGGATTGCGACGGCTCCGGCCTAGAGTACGAGTGCGACGACTGCATGATGGCCCGAGAGGATGAGTACGAGCGTTCGCCTCCTAAGCCGACAGCCGCTCGCTGGCAAGTCACTGCCCGCGCTCAAAACGTAGCTTCTCCACCGTCCAATAAATTCGCCTCGTTGTGCGCGAAACGGCGTGCTTTTGCCCGCTGTGCGCGTTGGATTTTGGACAGCTTTTAAGGAGCCAAGTCTATGGTGAACACATTCGCAGGGCATCTCACGACGTTCGATAAAAAGACGAGCGATGAGATTGTCGATGAGGACATTCTGATCGAGGTCGTGGACCTGAAGAACACAGGCGAGGTCGAGATCCAGTTCCGCGACAGGAACGAGGATTGCTACCTACGAATCCCGCTCGCCGAACTCGTCGCTGGCGCCGCGCGGTTGGTGGGCACCAAGGAGTCCGCCTGACATGGGCTCGATCCTCAAGTGCAAGTTCTGCGGCACCGAGTACGACAGCAGTGAACGCTACCTGAGGCATATGCCGGATAGGTGCGAGCTGGCTTTGTTGCGACGCCTGGCCGACGACTTGTCCTTCTGCCTCGACGACGACGCCGAGGAAGCCGTTACCGATTTGAAGATTTTGGCGCAACGCGCGAAAGCGTTACGCGCCTAGAGGGAACCATGACAGATTATCAGTCGTTTACCGTCGTCCTCGCTTCCGGCGCTTTTACGCACTTCGGTGCGTGCAAGGTATCGCTACGCGAGGACCACGGTTTTTTGATCGTGGTCTGCGACGGCGAGCATCACATCTACCCGCGTGACCGCTGGGTCGAAGCCCACGGCACCGTCTAGCGCAGGCGCCGCGATGAATACCACCAGCCGTCCGGTTATGAATCCGCCGTCGCAAGACGAGGCAGGGAACCGGGCAAACGCGGCTCCGCTGTCACCCGACCACGAGGGCCAGCGCAGAGGATTCGACAATCGCGTCGTCGTGGCCGGAGGGCGGCAGCCCGTAACCGATACTGCCGCAATATCTCAGTTGACCGGAGACTCGAAATGAATTGGCGATGCTGGTTTCGACACAAGTGGTGGACCAACCAAGTCGGCGTTACCGACGACAACGGCTGTTGCTTCGTGCTCGCGTGGAAACAGTGCGAGCGGTGCGCCAAATCGAAAGTGATTCACGTGTTGAGGTGAGCATGGAAAAACGCTACTACGAATGCTCGCACCCAACGTGCGGATGCGAGGAAGGGTGTGCCGCCGAAGATGCTAACGACCGGCTCGATGGCATCTGCGAGGAATGCGAGCTACCCAAGAACAGCAAGGCGCACCTTGAGCACTGCCCGGAGGCGATCCGTGGTTGACACCTACTACGCCGACGCGCCAGGAGTGCCGCAAGAGAAGCTGGTCAAGTTGGCTGACTACCAAGCGCTGGAGTCCAAGCTAGACCGTTATCGATGGATTCCAGTGGATGAGCGGTTGCCGCCAGACGAGATGAGCGTGCTGGCGTTCAAGAGCAACGGACACGTCGATAAAACGTGTCGCTACGCTGGCGGATGGCTGTTGCCGTCGCTCGAACCGCACGTGACGCATTGGATGCCGCTACCGGAGCCGCCGAAATGAGCTGGCGAGACACCGTAATGACTCAGACCGAGCTGTACGACAAGCTCGACGAGGTGACGGCAGAACGTGATGCGCTCGCCTCCCGACTAAGCGCAATACTTGAAGTGGCCGAGGCGATCAACGGCGACGGCAACAGCGATGCCGAGAAGCTGAAGCGGCTAGAGAATTTGGCGCGAGGGGTAGAGAGACAGTGCAGCTATTCAGTCTCGTGCGCCGGGACATTCCGCTGCACGCTGCCAGAGGGCCACGATGGCCCGCATCACAAGGTTAAGCTCACGCAGGAATGGGTTGATCGGGTGACGCGATCCGATGCGCCGGAGCCTGACGGCTGCGCGGCATGCGGAGCCATCGCGGGCTGCTGTGACAAGTACCCGAATTGCGCTGGCAACCCGGAGTGGATGCCGGAGTCTCGTGAAGACTGAAATGTGGATCGTGATGTGGACTGAATGGTCGTTCGATCATCTGAGCGTGGTGCGAACAGAGTGCTTCGGCCCGTTTGAATCGGAGGCCGACGCGAAGGCAGAGGCGCTGCGCTGGCGCCGACGAGACCCGGTTGCCTACTTCGCGCGCGGTTGGCGTGACCCACGATTCTCGGTTCACGAAGTCAAAGCGCCAGCCTCTACTGGAGGGGATGGCCGATGAAAGCTGCTGACGAAACGCCGTTGAGCGAGGTGTGGCGACGCCAGTTCATTGCAGAGCTTGACGGCAAAATCCGTCGAGCGCGGAAGGCAGCGAACGCCGCTGTAGAAGGTGGCTGGTATCGCAGCCAAATAGAAAAATCAATTCGCATGTACGAGGCGGCTCGATTTGCAGCCGCCTCGACCGGAGACTCAGATGTACAGCCCAGATAACGATCTGCCCGATTGCATGATGCCGGATGGCGGCCAAGCCTGCGGGAGCTACGCACGCTTGTATGCGGCGTTCAAAGCGCAAGCGCTCAAGCTAGAGGACAGCTACGTCCATGACTGTGCCCCGGTAGATCGTGATTGTTGCCTCAGGCAGCGGCTCGCCGGCCGTCCCGCATATGATCGTCGTACCGTTGCTCATGGCTCGATGGGTTCCTCTTGGTCTAAGTCGTCCCGAATGCCGGCATCTCGGCCAGCGGGATTGATTGAAATGCCGTAGGCACGCATGGTGGAACGCAGGTGCATCGCGGCCTCTTCGGCTAACCTTCCCTCCCTCTCTGCAATTTTCGCCAGCTCCGTAGCGTGCCAGCCCATAACTAGCGCACCGCCGCTGACGAGCCCCACGATGAGCAGGGCAAGCATGAAGGTGACGACCACCGGCGTTGATAGCTGGTTGTTGTTCTGGACGCTCGCGCCACCACCGATGCCAGAGGCACCCTCTGCGTGGTAGTACTTAAGCGGCGAGTGATGATCGGCGCCGTTACTAGACGCCATATCTGATACGCTTTGGCGCGAGCATGGCTCTTGCTCCTTCAAGTTCGAGAGCCGTGTTAAGGGCGGCCCTTGGCGCTTCAACGCCTTGGGCCGTCCGCACCTTTATAGCGTAAGTACAACCTTCCCGCTAGACGTTATTCCGGTGTCCGTTGGTTGCGTAGAATCGGCCGACGAGATTGGACAGCGTAGCGTTCGTCGTCGAGAGGTGACGGTTCGTCTCTCGGATCTCGGCGAGCACGTCTTTGTGCATCGCGCGATCTTCTGACTCGTGGTCCTTCAAGTCTTGCCGCTGCTGCTGGATTTCCTCCAGCAAAGCATCAAAGCGCTTGTCTGTCGATTCTCGATTTGCCTTGGTCGAGATCATTTTTAACAGCCAGCCGAACATGGCTAGGAACACCGTGACCACGATGCCGAGTGCCCATCGAACCCATTCATCCATCGCCCCCTCACTTCCCTACCAACGCATCGGTTTTTCGCTGCGAACCGCTCGACGAGCCCAACCAAAAACCCATCACCTGAGGAACGCCGGCCGTGAGCACGCCGAGCATGATCATGAAGGCTTCGTTCATCGGAACGATGAGCTTGGCCGAGAAGAACAGCCCGAGAATCACGAAGTAGCCGACGACGAACAGGACCGACAGAACCACCTGCGGCCAGTAGTTCGTCTGGATGGCAAGGTTGCGCGCCCCTTGCCGGTCCTCCACTTCGAGCTCGGCAAACCTGATCGCTAGGGCCTGCTCTTGGGCTTTCATGGCCGCTTCGATCTCTTTGAGCTTCACCACATCAGCAGGAGAAGCAGCAGCAGCCAACACCGCGCTCTCTAGGTCGTCGTCGGTCATGGATTCGTTGCCCATGACCTTCTTCATCACTCCTGCCGCAAGTGCGCCGTACGGGCCTCCTAGAGCGGCTACAGCCGTAGGCGCTACGTTCTTCAAGACTCCGAGCAATCGCTTAAACGGCTGGCCCTTCATTTTCTTCCTCCGTGCGCAATCGAAAAGTGAACCGCGTCCTTCGACGCGAAGTCCCCGCCCCACGCGTGATCCTCCCCGAGCGACTTCCAGAACTGCCCCAGGGGCACGTAGCCGTCGAAGCTCGAGGTGTACTTGCCATCCACCCACAGCATGAGGTCGATGGCTAGTCGGTCGATGTGCAGGCTGTTGGATATGCCCTTGCCGTTCGCCGCGTTCCAGGCGGCTTGCTCTGGCGTCCTGTGAGCTTCCCCTAGGGTTAGCTCGAAGCCTTCGGCGTAGGCCCACTGGATCAATAGAGCTACGTCCCGAGTGAATCGGCGCTGCTTCTCGCTGAGGGTTTCGCTCATTGGATGACGTGAACCGTGAAGATCTCGGTGCCGCCGAAGTTTGTGCCGTCCCCTGAGGTCAGGATCACGTTCGGGCTCGAGACCGTCGTATACACGCCGCCGTGGTCCTTCACCCATGCACCGGCCGCGGCATTCGCGGGAGATACGACTACCTGAGCGTTCGGCGCGACCGCAAGCGACGAGCTCGAAACGGTTACGGCATTCACGCCGGCCGTCATAGTGATCTGCTTAATGAGCGGGATCGTTACATCGTAGATGTTCCCCTCGCCGTAGCTCGAGGAGCTCAAACCCTGAATCGCAACAGCAGCGCCCAAACCTGAGTCGAGGCTGTTGTTCAGATAACGGTTGTACTGGCCGTTGGTCTCTTGAATCCCATACACCGAGCAGCGCATCCGGTTGTGGGAAACGAGCGACTGCTCCATGTAGTTGGTCGCGATACCAACGCGGCAGCTCTGAGCACCACCAGCGATGTTGTTGAACGAGATGATGCTCCGCTCGTTCAGTTGCCCGCTTCCCGGAGCATTCACCATAACTCCAGCATTGGCAGTCGCGTCGTACGCAACGCACGTCCACGTGATCGTACCGTCTGAAACTGTGGCCCCATTCGTCGTAGGCCAAGTCGGCTCCGACCCGCCACTAGTCCCACCCGTCCCGGTGTAATAGCGGCCGTTCGGCGTCGTCGGCTTTACGAGAGAAATTCCAGCAAAGGCAGTGCTCGAGGTCCAAGCAACTACGTTTGCAATCGGGTCAGTCGGAGCAAACCCAACCACCTGATTGTGCGAAATGTCGAAGTAGAAATTCGAGCCAGAAGGAGCCTCGATGTAAATTCCGCTATTGATGACAACGTTTGGAACTGCGCCGTTCACTATGGTGTTGTCACGGATCGAGATGTAGTCGTACACCCCACTTCCCGAGAAGATCGATACCCCGCTCTGTCCGACCTGATAAAGCGTGTTTCCAGAGACATCTAGGCCGGCTCCGCCGATGCCAGAAATGCCCGCGCCGCAGTAATAGATCAGGTTGCCGCGAACCTTCCCTAGCACGCCGTCATGCCGAATTGCCGGGCCAACCGTGCCTCTTTGGTTCGTGCCCGCGATCGTGCCGGTGTTGCCTACGACAACGTTGTTCAGGATCGAGTTGTAGTCGCCGTTGATGTAGGCGATCTTCTCGTACGGGCGATAGGCAACATTCCCTTCGATTGAGTTGTGGCTACTGCCGTTCGCGAACACGCACTGCACGTACATGCCGCCGCCAACATCGGGCATGAACTGGTTCTTGCTGATGATGTGCCGGCCGCCTTGATAAAGGCGTACACCGAAGTAGGCGGTGTCCGTATACGTCGTCGGACCGCCGATGAAATTGCATCGTGTTACTCGGCCGTTGTAGCACGAGTACAGGAACACGCCGACCTTATATGGCGTATCGATCGTCAGCCCGTCCATCGTGAAATTGTCACCAGTGACTTTCACAAGGCTCGGGAAGGTGGCGTCAGTCCCAGTGTTGACCGAGTTCGTCGAGCCATCGCCGACGATTTTCCCAGTGCCCGTAAACACAACGTCATCAGCAGACACTAGAAAGATCGTCGGCGGATTGGCTTGAATCGCTCCGTAAGTCGCTTCAACTACGCCCTCGACGACGACCGTCATTCGCTTATCAATCTCGATTGCGGTCGATTCGCCGCCCGAGGTGTCGACTAGATAATCATCATCAGCAAAAGGAATCGTCAGCACTCCGCCGACCGGAGTAGCCGCCACCGCGTTGATGAACGCCGCTCGGTTGTCCGTGGCGCCATCGCCCACCGCCCCATACCGCCGCACATCCCCCGGCGGATAGGCGTAGTTCGTCGGCGTCACGCTTGCGGTGACTTCGGCCTCTGTGATCGGCTGAAGAATCTGCCCGATCTGCTGCTGAGACGCGACCCGGCTGATAACGATCGAATCAATCTCGATGCTCATCGCGCCGTTAGAGGCGCCTGTACTGAGCTGCACGTATATCACGGCTTTGTTTGCCGTTGGGGTTGAGTCCGCGACACTGGTGTCGCCCATCTGGACGACGCCGGAGTAGTCGTACCACTGGTTAAGCGTGAGAGCGCTTAATCCTGCATTGTCAAAAGACGGTAGCTGATCTGACGGGCCTTGTTCTTCGAGTAGTCCGCCCTCGTAACCGCGCCCACCGACGAATGTAAGACTTACTGCGCCGGCCGGGACGGCAGACGTGCGGCGCAACCGCGTTGAGAACGCAAGCTGCTCGCCACGAGTTACAGTATTTATCGCCGTTGGCAGCGACACCACCGCAACAGAGCTGCCGCCGCTGTGATTTGTGATGGCTAATTGCAGCGCGCCCTTATCCGCCGACGAACCACCGTCTATGTCAATCTGTGCCGAAGCAAATGAGGTCGTCGATGCCCAGTAATAACCCTCGTGCGCGAACCCGTCGTATGGGTAGATGTCGGCGCGCTTGTTGAAGAACGGATCTGGGACTAGCATTCCGCCGATCTGCGTTGGCGGTACGGAACTCTGGGGTATCGACGGCGCAGGGCTAAGGGCGCTCTCCTCAGCGCTCCACGCGTAGAGCGACGAAGGACCGGCCTCTAGTGTCAGGTCAACCGCAAGGCCGATCTTCCCATCTACGTCAATGGTGACGAGCTGCACCTCGAGCACACGCATCGTCTGCGCGGTGAGTCCGAAGGCAGCGTGAGTAATCTGAACGGTTTCGCCAGGAACGCACCGCAGACCGTAGAGATTCGTGCGGCACTGAATCCGCTTCCCCGCGGCGTCTTTCTCGAGCAGGAGCTTGGCGAGTCGCTGCGCCCTCGCCCCGCCGTCGTATCCACTGTCCGCAGTATCGGCTACCAGTTGGAAGTCGACCGAAAGAAGCCGCTCGCTGCCTGTAGTAGCCGTGGAGAGCCGAACGGGCGAGTAGTTGACGACCGTTCCCGATTCGGCCAGAGCGGCGTAGCGGCCTTCTGCCGTGTCGTACCGCTCGAGCTCGCCCTTGTGGACGTTGTAGCGAATCGGTCCAATGAAGTGCTGATCGGTCAGCGATAGCGTCGGAGTCCGATACGCACCAGCGAAGAACCGCCATTTACCGTCAGACGGAATGATGTCGCCCGCGATCGACATCTCGAAGTGCCGCACGATCTCGCCCATCGGCTGGCGCGGATCAATGAACCCGTCGCAGGTATAACGGTCCTCGTTTCCGCCGGCCGCGAGAGCAACGTTCTCTTCGCATACGTTGGCTTCAGCGGTGACGTTGGCCCAGTCGAAGCGGGTCGTCGCGAGACCCATGCCAGCAATGTTGATGCTGTTGACCTTCACTCCCCGGAGAAAATCGTTCGCGCATAGAACGGGATTGCGCGACCACGCCCACGTGGAAGGTGTAGCGAGCCGGTGAGAGCCTGAACCACCGTTCGTCGAGTCGAGTCTCGGGTCGTAGACCTTGCGTCCTCGAACCTTGAACCGAAACGCCGGAACGCTGTTCAACGATTCCTCGTTGAACGTGAGCTTGATTACGGCGTAGGCCAACCCACGCAAGCGGTGGTCGGTGGTCCAGTTCGAGAAAACGGTATCGAGCGTGCTGTCCGCCGACTGGCTGTCCGTGCCGTTGTAGAACCGCACGTTCATCAGCCCGGCCCACTTCGACGGGCTCGTGACGTTTCCAGAACCGTCGAGTGTCAGCGTCTGCCGGTCAGCCTCTACAGCTTGAACCGAATCGATCTCGTGCCCTGCAAGCACGACGACCATATAAAGGTCTTTGTTGTCGGTGCCTGAAGTGTTCCGATACCGCAGCGTGCCCGCCGTCCAGGCTTCGCCATAGCAGATCGAGCGAACGTCTACCGGGTCGCCAGATAGCTGGAGCTCAGTACCATTGGTCGTCGAGCTCGTGGGCTTGGGCTTGCTGCCAGAGGCGATCAGCGAAGCACCGACCAGCTTCATGGCGAGCGCAGCGCCCGCAGGACCACCGAAGAACGAGGCGCCGATAACGAGGCCGAGCCCTACGACCTTCTTGACCTTATCAGGCATCGAACGGCACTCGGTAAACGGAGACTTGCTCTAACGTCGGTTCGTACTCGAGGCCGCCGGACGAACTGATGAAAGCAGACCGTTGCCCCATACAAATCCCAATCGCGCCGTTCTCGCTCAGCACCACATCGCCACGTCGAGCGTGGGCAGGGTGAATCGGATCGCCGAAGATCGCGGCTAAGGCTTCCTCAACGCGGGCGTGCGTATCGCGCATGTGCGCATAGGCCGCTGCAACCGTGTCGTGCCTCACTGGAAGCGGGTCAACGTCGGTCATCGCAAGCACTACGTCCGCTGCGAACTGCGCGCAGTGGTACGACTCAGAAAACGCACGCGATTGAGCCCGCTCGAGCGCTTCGTTCATGCGCTCGGGCCAGTCGAGGCGACGTTTCATTAAGGCAGGACCGGACCGCTACCGGGCGGCGGGCCCCAGTTGTCATAGCCGCCGGGATTCGGGTACGAAATGATCGGTGTTACGGGCTTACGACCCCAGTAGATAACCTCGTCCATCTTCGTCGCGAACTCGCAACCCTTGTCGCCGCTGAAAAGGAACTTCTGGTGAGCGTCGCTCAGGGTGAAGAACCGAGCGCGTTGGAGATACGCCAGCTCAGACGCTAGTCGAACCGTAATCGCTCCCGTATTACCCGCGTCGTAGATGTCGATCTTGTCCACGAAGCCGGTGAAGATCTCGTACGAGTCCGTTACCTGCGCAGTGCTGGTGTTCATTAGCCAGAGATAGATGCTCGCGTCTCGGCCCACGGGATTCGTGGTGTTGATCTCGTTCCGTAGATCGTCGTCTAGGTAGTTCAGCGTCAGTTCAACGCCGAGGTCCGACTTGTCCACGCTATCGGCAATCTTGTCGATGTTGCCGATCTCGCCAGCCCCAACCCACGTATTTGCGCTGTACGAAATGGAGCCGTTGCCGGTCCACATGCGCACCGCACCGCTCGGCCAATTCATGTAGACGGCCAAAGCAAGCGCAACGTCAGCAGAGCTTAGAGCGGTCTCGATCGTCGAGGAGAAGCCACGGTCTGCCACTAGATCGTTTCCTCGAACGGGATCGCGAATACGACAATGCCGCTATCGTCAGAGTCCTTAGCAGCGTCCCCAATCATCGTCAGAGTCATCTGCGGATTGGTGAGCGTCACTGTTGCGTTATCCGCTGGAGACGCCCGCAGCGCCGGCTTAAAACTCACGGTGAATTGTCCTGACCCGTTGCTAGAACAATCGGCGGTCACAACCTTGAACTCGGTCCCAACCTGGAAGTACTCACCAGCCCGAAGAACCGTTACCGAAGGCGTGACGCCATCACAGATCAAACTCGTTCCGCTTTGGCTGCCGCCGTTCACTAGAGCGGAAGTAATCGCCGAAACCGGCCCGCTGTAGTCCGGCTCTTTGACGGTGAACTGACCGTAAAGCCCGACTTGATGCAGGAACGCCCACATCGTTTTAACGTCGGTCGGGAACAGCGGGACGGTCTCAATGACGCCCATCCAACGGTCAGAGGTGCCGCCAGATAGTGACGTGGCCTGGCGGTATCGAGTAAACAGCGATTCAGTGCTCGCTTTGTTTTCGTCCAGGCCTAGCCGGAGCCGACGAATCTTCGTCAGTAGAGACGATGGGAATGCAGTGCTCATCGCCGCCCGCCCATTCTCGACATGACCGCTTCATAAGCCGCTTGCGCCGCAGCTCGGCCAGCAATCACGAATTGCGCGTCCCACTGCGGAGGCGTGCCGGCCTCGATGTGTTGCTGAACGGTAAGGCTTACGCCACCGCCACCAGCAACAGCGGCTGATTGAGCATTGCTCAGGATTCGGCCTGGAACGTCAGGGACGAACAACTCAGGACCGCTCTCTCCCACGACCGACATTCGGCCCATCGGCGGACGACCGCCACCAGCAAATCCGAGAATCGAGCCGACCAGCCCGAACTTGTCGCCGCCCTTCTTGCTCTCGCCGCCTTTGCCGATGTTCGACAGGATTGCCGAGAGTTTCTCGGCCAAGGGTTTGAGCACCAGCATTCGGATAATCAGCTCGCCGATGTCCTTCGCGAACCCTCGAATCGCATCGCGCGGCTTGCCTTCTAGCAACGCCTGCATACCTCGGCTTTCAAAGGTCGCGGCGACCGAATCGGAAAACTCGCGCTGACGATCTCGAGCGGTAGCAGTTGCCTCGCTCAGCGACTTCATCGCTCCTTCAACCTGCTTGAGCTTCCCTGAACTCGGGTCTTTGTCGGAGAAGAACTCCGCCATGCCAGGGATCTGATCGACTTGGCGCAGTGGTTCGGTTCTGCTTTGGCGCAGAGTGATGAAGTCCAACCCATCGGATGGCTTTCCGGTAGGCGTGGCTTCGGCGGGCTTATTGCTCGGCGCAAACGGACCTTCGCCCCACTCGAGATTGAATCGATCGAGTTCTGCCTTGGCCGACCGGAGCCTTGCTTCGACCCGCTTGATCGCGTCTTCGGCCTGCGTACCTTGAACGGTCGAATTTCCAGAACGAAGACGACCGAGGGTCGCTTCGTCCATCTGGATCTGCGACCGCAAGATGTCGTTGCGCTTGGGCTGGAGCTCGTCAATGCCAGCGATTTGACCAACGCGAGCAACGGTATTGATCGCGTCCGTCTGAATGGTCTTCAGGACCGCAGAGGAGATGCGCTCCCAGGCATCGGCTAGCTTGTCGGCGTTGGAAACCGTCTCGGCCGAAAGGACATTGGTAATCGCGGCCTCAGCGCTTGCCAACGCTCCAGCGCCCTGCGATAGCGCGTCCTGTAGCTTTGCTCCAGCCTCTCGCCCGAAAAACTGAGACGCCAACGCGGCGCGTTCCGCAGCGCTGCTTACGTTCGAGAGCTTCTGAACGATCGCGTCAAACAGATCCTCAGCGCCCCGGATCTCTCCGCTCGCGATTCTCTGCGCTAGACCGAGCCGCTTGATCGCGTCGGCAGCAGCGCCCGTACCAGTCGTTAGGTATTGACCCAACCGAGTGTTGAGCGTCCGCATGGCGGACTCGAACTCGCCAGCGTCTACGCCGGCCTTCTGAAAGACGAGCTGTAAACGCTGGAACCGCTCGACGCCGAAGTCGGCCGCCTTCGCGACCTCTCCTATTGCGTCAGCGGACTCGATGGCGCCACGGGTGAACCCGATCAGCGCCTGGCCGCCAAACGCAAGCCCGAACGCACCTAGCGCCGTTCTGACAGTGGTCCCAAGCTTAGAGAACGTACCGGCAATGCCCGATAGCTTGGCGTCGGTCTGATTCGCGAACTGGCCAACGCTGGTATTCGCTTTCGCGAGCTCTTGCCGAAGCAGTTCGGTAGACGCATCAATTCTGACAAGCAGGCTATCTATCGTTGCCACTCGTCACCCTTTCCCTAAACTCCACGATCGCCATGAACTCGTGCGGCGTCGTCTCCCAGAAAGAAGACGGCGAGCACTTCTGCATCTCGCAATAGGAACCAAGCAACTCCCTATACGGGAGCCGCTCTACGCGCTTGCCGGACTTGCGTCCTTTTTTTTTGCTCCGCCGGTGACCATGTTCGCGAGCAGTTCGGCGAAGGTTTGCAGAACGTTCACGATGCCTTCCTCGTAGATCATCTGGCCGAGCTTTTCGGCAGACACGCCCACGAGCATGGGATCGTTACGATCCTTGCCGGCAGCGCGGATGCACTCGGCTGCGATCAGCGACAGGTCTTTCAGCGTGAGCAGCTTCGAGTTGTCGATTGTCCTCGCAACCAGCGCGGCCACCGGCCCCAACTGAGACTCGATGGCGTTCGCTGCGGCAAAGGTCGGGAGCATGGGGTAAACGTTCCCCTGCAAGGTCAACCCGACCTCGCCGCGTTCAGCGTTGATGGCAGTCATTAGATCAGTAGGTCAGTCGTCGGGGCCGACGCGCAGGTGAGCTGGAACGAGAAAGTCGCGTTGTCCTGGTCCGCCGCCGCATCGTTGAAGTTCGACACGTACATCGACGAGGCAAAAATCACGTCCGACCCGCTGAACGGGTCTTTGCGGATCTGAAAGTTGCCGGCCGTCTGCGGATAGACCTTCTGCAACGCATACACGCGCTCGAGGCCGTTCGCGTCGGGAAGGTCTTTCTTCCCAGAGACCGTCAGCACGAGCGTCTTGCGACCTGGCGCCTGCACCGCGAACTGGCCGGTGCCCTTGGCCGACTGGTCGATCAGCGTCGTGGAGCCGTCTCGGTTGTGCTCGACCTCGCCCGCAATGGGGTTGTAAGTGCCGCTGCCGTTGTCGACGTAGATTTTGAATTCGTGGCCTAGTTTCTTCGCCATGTGCTACTCCTTACGAGACCGCGCCGGCAGCGGCCACACCGCTGACGTTGTAGCCGAGTTTGATATTGGCAGAGGTCACGCCAACACCGACCGCGGTGATGTACTCGCCGGTCGCGATGTCATCGACCGGGATGATTCCGCCCGCCGTTCCAAGGCAGTACTGCTTACCGACAGCCGCAGTACCGCCGATATTCACCGTGCCGTTCTTGAGGATCGCAATCGGCTGACCAGACGCTCCGCCGTTCAACGCAACGCCAACCGCCGTAGCGCCTACGCCAGAACCCGCGGACGTGGCGTTCGTGCCGATCTGCACAGCACCGTTGGAGTCGACGTAGACGGACATGCCGGCCGTGATCGTCGCGCCAGAGTTATAGGTGACAACCTCACCATCGACGCGGGCCACACTGCCCGCCGTGACCGTAATCGCAGCCATGCTGTTCTCCTACTAGGTTTGAAGACGAAAACGAATGACCCCGCGAGAACCGTCCGGCTCCTCGAAGCATTCAGAGAAATCGAATTGCGGAATCACCACCTGCGTTCCGCTCGGATACAGCCTCTGCCGGTGCAGGGCTTCGTAAATCTTCTTCATCGTCAGCTTGGTTTCGCTGAATCCGCGCTTCGACGAATAGATGTCGATCTCGACCGTGTGCTCGGCACCGTTCGCGGTCTTGGTGTTATCAGGCGTCGCCGAGTCCTGGCCGATACGAACGTGTAGCGGCGCCTGATCTTGCGGAACATGGTCGTAGACCGGAGTCGGAGACAGAGCGGCTACTAAGCGGGCGTACACAGCCGCTTGAATGGCGTAGTCAGACATCTGTCGGCCTCGATTCGGCTACTGCGCGGAGCGCCCTCTCGGTTGCGTCCTTCACCCTTGCTCGTACCTGATCCCGTTTCGCGTTCCACGCCGGCAGGAAGAACGGCCGCTTGGTCATCTTCTTCGTGCCGAACTCGAGGAACCGCGCGAAGAAAAAGACCTTCATCACCCGCGAGCCAATCAATCCGACCTGAGCTCGAAGACCATTCTTGGAAATGCGCGCCTCGAGCGCGTCCCGCAGGTGCTCGCGCGACTTGCCTTCCCAATCTTTCGGCTGACCTTCAAACGACACGGGGGCGCGGCGCTGCATCTCGTCGCGCACTTCAAACGCCGACTGAGCAACCGCGTCGCGAACCTGTTTGTTGATTTCTTCCGGTAGCCGAGTGAGCTTCTTTCGTAGACGCGACGCGCCAACGACTCGCTTCTTCGCCACTAAGTGGTAACTCCGGCCTCGCACTCGAGCGTCAAAAACTCTCGCGTGCCTTCACGATCTGCCGCGGCCCGAATGTTCATCGTCTTGCCGCGCCAGGTAATTCGGTCGGTCACGGTTGCGTTAACGGCGAACCGGACAGTGACTAGGTACGTCTCGACTGCTGCCAGCCGTCCCAGTCTTTCCTCTTCCCGTCCCCTAACAGATTGGACGTTCGCCCACACCGTATATCGCGGACTCCACGTCACGGACTTTCCGCCAATGCCGTCATTGGTCGTCGTCGCGTACTCGATCGTTACGCGCTCAATCAGATCGCCGATCTTCACCAGTAGATCCGCCAAGGAGTCACGAGCGAATCGACCGCCATCGGCACTTTTGAAACTGCTTGCCCAACAACGACAATCTGTCGCTGCGCGTAGAAGTGCCCAACCATCAAAAGAATGGCTTGGCGCAGCGCATCGGGGACCGCGAGGAGGTTTCCGTAACCAGCAACGAACCGGACGGTGATCGCCTTGTTCTGCGCGCGAACCTCGGGCCACTCCACGTCATAGGCCGGATAGATCCGACCGATCAGAGTCGCGCCGTCTACCACGTAGTTGCTCGAGCCGAGCGTCGTGGTTGATCCCGCAGTGTTGACGTAGCTGATCGAGGTCACCGAAACCAGCGGGGCCTTCGGCAGCAGAATCACTCTCTCGTTAGCACCAGTATCGAGGTTCAGTTCCCACGGCCATTCGTTGTCGATGTAGTAGTCCCACGTTTGGGAGATCAGACAACGGCCCGTGACTTCCTCAACGTACGCGCGCGCGGCTTTGATGTACGACTGAATGAGGTCGTCTTCGGTGTCGAGGTCAACGCGAAGATGTAACTTCGCGTCTTCCAGGCTGACCGGTTCGCCGTCTGCGGCGGTTACGAGTGATAGCCCCATAAGAAAGGGGCGCCCGTTTAGGGCGCCCCAGTCCTTTACGGCGTTTCCGTCGAGGTCGAGATATCGACGAGATCGCCCGGCGCGTACCGGAGATCCGAGCCGAGCACGACAATCGTCGCCAAACCACCCGTGCCGGCGCCCGTGATGATTCGACCGGCGACGGTATAGAAACCGCCCGCGATGTCGAGGTCATTGGCATCGACCGAGATGATGTGGACCGAGTTGTCGTTTGCGCTCGCGCTCGCCGCCAACTGCGTGTTGGCCTTGAGTGCTTTCGCGCTCGTACCGCTCGTATCCACCGCCTGATAGATCGCGATATCGATCGTCTCGTTCGCCATATCGCCCAAGCGGGCGATGAGGTTGATGCGACCGACGTTCTTCGCGCTGACGTAGCTCGTCACCAACGGCGTCGAGCTTGCGGTGCCCGCCGTGTGCGTGAGCGTGGCGAAGTCTTCTGCAAGAGAGTTAGCCATGTGAGTCTCCTAGATGTGTCTGGCTATTAGCGAGCGGCCAACGTGACGAACGGGCCGTACGTCGTGCTGCCGTTCTTCGCGCTGATCGCCGCCGACCACCACGGCTGCCCACCCATGCGCAGGGTGAAGCGGAACGCCGTGACCGATTGGTCGAACCAGAGGTGAATCGAGCTGTCCGTGCGCAGACCGCCCGCCTTGAGGACCGCCGCGTACTGGCCGAGGCTGGCGAAGATGAGATCGCCAACGTCGCCGAGCGCCGCGCACGCCTGATGCGGAACGACCGGACGGCCGAACAGCGTGGCGTAAGGCGACTGGCTCACGCCGCCGGGCGGCATGTAGATCAGCGTGCCGCCCGTGGCGGAACCCGCCGCAGCCGGACCGACCTGCAAGCCAGCCTTCAGCAGTTCCGGCTCCACGTCCGGGTGGCACAGCCACACGGCCGACGAGCGCCACTGCGAGGGCATACGCGCCCACATCTTGACGAGGTTCAAGCCGTGAACCGTGTCAGCGACCTGCGAGCTTTCCGCCGCCTGCGACACCGTGCAGGTCGCGTTCAGGATGCCGAGCGGCATACCGGCGCCCGTGCCGTTGATGATCGCGTCGCTCACCTTGAAGTCGAGCACCGTGGCCGCGCGGCTCTGCACATACGAGCCGAGGGCCGGCGCGTCTTGCAAAAGCTCGTCCGTCACAGGCACGAGACCGGTGAGCTTGTTCACCTTGATCGTGCTCTGCTCGAAGGCGTGCTTCTTCTGCGTGTACGTGCCAGCCTCCCCGTCCCAATAGCCCTGAATTCCAGCCGTACCCCAAGGGGCCGTCTCGTCCTTCGGGACCGTGATGGAGTAGCCACTCGTCTCAATCTGGTCGCAGCGCGACAAGAGCGATTCCGCGCCCATGACCTTCGTCATGATCGTGTTGCGGAAGTCGGGCGGAACCGCGAAGCCACCGTCTGCGCCTACGCCTTCGTTGCCGTAAGTCGTCAGCGAGGCGTTGGTCAGGCGCGAATCGACCTGATTACCCAGTGCTGCGTTCTTCACCGCAACCGTGAACTCGCCGAACGTGCGCCAGCCATTGCGCGCGCGATCCTGGTTCGTCGCACGGGGCGCACGAATGTCGCTCGCCTCGAGCGTGTCCGCAATCGCCACCGGGTTCGGCTGCGCCTTGCGCGGGGCCGGCGCGTTCAACTTCGCGGCCTGAGCGGCCATGCGCTCACGGTTCGCGATGTCGCGCTCCACACCCTCGAAGTCAGCGAACAGCCGATCAATCTCGGACTGCTCGTCTGCGTTCAACGGGCGATTCTCTGCGTCTGCCTTCGCCTGGATCGCCGTTTGCTCCTCGTGCAATTCGGCGAGGCGAGCCTTGAGCTCTTCGATCGTCATAGATGACTCCTGATAGAAATAAAAAAGCCGCCTCAAGGGCGGCTTTTCCGGGGATGAGGCTTACGCCTCGCCTACTGCGGGATTACCCGCATACTTGACGCACCTTCCTGGCATTCGCAGCCAAGCGGGCACGGTTGGGGTTGACGAGCGGACCTTTGCTCAGGTTGCTCGGCGGATTCTTGAATCGCGAAAGGTCGAAACACGCGGCCATCTCGAGCTCGTCCGTCACTTCGTCGACGAGTCCGTAATCCAGCGCATCGCCGGCACGCATCCAGGTTTCTTCATCCATCAGCGCGGACAACTTGTTCCGATTGGCGCCGCTCTTGGCGACGTAAGTATCGAGAAGGTTTTCCTTCGCTTGATCCAACAGCTCGGCCTGTTTGCGAAGATCGTCCGCGCTACCGAAGCTGCCCGACATTGGGTTGTGGATCATGAAAGTGCCGTTTGACGCCATGCGCACCTTGTCGCCGGCCATCGCAATGATGGTTGCGATTGATCCGCATAGCCCGTCGATGTCGATTTCGACACGGGCCGCGTGACGCTTCAGTTGGTTGTAGATCGTGATGCCGTCGAACACGTCACCACCGGGCGAGTTGATCCGTACGTTGATGAGTTCGACCTTGCCAGCGTCCTTTAGCGTGTCGGCCACCATCTGCGGTGTGATACCGCCGAGCCAACCGCCGACGTAATCGTAGACGTAGAGTTCGACCGTCTTACCGGCATTCAGGATTCGATGTTTCATTTGCGTTCCCTCGCGACGTTGAGCATTCGCCCCGCGTTCATCAGTCGATCAGCCGGATCGGCACTCGCCGGATCTTCATCCTCGGTCGGAGACTGGGAACCGGCCTTCGGGTCTTGCTTGCCTTCCTTGACTTGCTCACGCGTCACCATCTGGCCTTGCATGACGTAGATCTTCCCGAGCCCCTTCGGGATCGGATTCATTTCCTCGAACGCGCGAATCTCGTCGGCGTTCAACATCCCGTTGCGGTGAGCGATCTCGTAGACCTCCCAACGGGACTTCGAGTCACCACGAAGAAGTGCGGCCATGTTGAACTTGCTGTAGAGCACGCCACGATTCACACGGCCGAACAGCTTGAGGTTCACTTCCTCCTCAATCTGCGTCACCAGCGGCTGAATCGTGTCAGTCACGAATTCCAGCGCCTGGTGCTCGATGTTGTTCCACGTGGCACGATCGAGCGCGCCCACCTTGTGGGGAGGAACGCCGAACCAGCGGCAGATCTCCTCGACCTGGAACTTGCGCGACTCGAGGAACTGCGCCTCATTCGGCGGCACGCTCATTCGGTTGGCCGTCATGCCTTCCTCGAGCACCATCCAGCGCATGGCCTTAGCGCCCGTGTACCCGCGTTGCAGCGAGTCCTCGAGGTTCTTCTTACCGTCCTTGCCGAGCTTCTGCGGGTGCGAAAGGATGCCGCCCATGTTCGCGCCGTTCTTGAAAAACGACGCGCCGAACGCTTCCATCGCCTGGCCGAGCCCGATTGACTCAGCAGCCATGCGAACCGGCGAATAACCCACCAGCCCGTCAAAACCGAGCCCCCGGATGTGCAGCATGTTTTCCGCTGCAACCATTTCCGGCGACAGACCGGAATTTGTGACCTCGTACACGATTGCGCCCTGATCGTTGCGGCGCGGCGTTACACGATCC